AGTAAAACTTTAGGGCATTTTTTCTTTGCTCTGTTAGTTCACCACCATAAAATCCTAAAGAGTTAGTTATCTCTTGTGATATAAGTGATTTAAGTCTGTCTTTTGTTAATTTCATTTATACAATTCCTAATTTTGGGTATTTTATTTCTGTTGACCAGTTCTTTGTTTCTTGTAATCCTGTACAAAGATACCTAAATGCGTCTGCACTATGCGAAGTCCAGTCGTGTTGTGGTCTATTTTTTGTAACACCCTTATCATCAACAGCCCATTTATACTGTCGTAAGGCATCTAATCCTTCTTTTGTGTTTTCAAAGTCAAACCAACATCGTGATAATGTCATTCTGACTGCGTTAATTCCATCTTCGACACTCATCTTGGGTACAATGCTTGTCGATAAACCTAAACTTTGTGCTATCTCTACTCTTGATTTACCAGTTCCGATCTCTCTGACGTTAGCATCGTGTGGTAGGTAGTGTGTATCGTACACATAGCCTTTATTATCAAGAACTCCAGCGTAATATTCTAGTGACTCACCACTATCATCAAAGTAATCAATAAGGTGTATTGCTGTTCCTTTTTGCTGACAAAACCATATAGAGGTTTTATCTGCCATTCCCAAATCCCAAAAGGTAGAAACCTTTAATGTAGGATCATAAGGTACAGATGTTACTCTATCATCTTCGTCTGCTTTATTCAGACCTTGTGAGTAGATAGCTCCGATTGCAGAGCTTTCAAAACTACATTCATATTCTGCCTCGTATATCTCAGGAGGCATTAATTTTTTTGCTTCCGCTAATTCTTCTTCTTTAACGACTTTAGTCTCACTTGCTTTAAACTTAGTTGCATACCATTTATCATTGTGCATACCATGATTGTAAAGATCAAAGAAGGAATTATGACCAGCGGGAGTACCAATCGCAATCATAAAACCTTCTCTGTCTGATAAGGCTGGTCTGATAACTTCAGTCCACATCTTAGGAGGCATTTGGGCTACCTCGTCTAAGACTACGCCATCTATATACAATCCTTTTAAGGTTTGTGGTCTTTCACAACCGAGTAGCTGTATTCTACCACCATTGGGTAGTTCGGCTCTGAGTTCGGTTTCGTGATAATCCATATTAGGCAAGACAGAAGTGTAATACTTGAGATAATCCCAAGCTATCCTTTTTGCCATGCTGTATGTCGGTGCTATATAATAATATCTAGGTCTTGGTAGAGGACATTGTAAGCACTTCTTAATCAGCTCATTGACTGTCAGCACTGTCTTACCAAAACGTCTATGACAGACTAATACATTAAATCTTTTTAAATTCTTATGAACTTGTTGTTGTAATTCTCTAGGCTTGTACGGGATCGTAATTGTATTCATGCTTCATCTTTCTTATCCCCTTTTAGGTAGTCACTCATACGGGCTACATTCCCGTCAGATACTAGGTTTTTTCCTGAGTTCTGCACCACAGGAGACCTGTCCGATATATCTTGAAGCAAGATGTTCATAATATTTACTTTTTTGCCTACAGGCTTCTTATTTTGCTTTTTTTTCACTTATATAATGATCTCCACATAAAAAATAGAACTGTCTATATGCACCTTTAGGTTGTATCGCAAATGTACCCCAACCATCGCAATATAAACAAACTCTTTTTTGCATTTCTTTTTTTCTATCCCAATTCAGAATTGTAAATTCCGAATGTAGTTTACCTTCAGGAATCATATCTTTTTCTAATGTAAAATCCATTGTCATTTTTAAAGCCTTTAGAGACTTGCCCCCTGTGTTATAATCAGTCCATATATATAGAAATATCTCTGCATGGGGGTTGCTCGTATATATAGCAAATATATAAATAATATGTTTTGTTGGTGCAGTTCTTATCCAATAAATACAACAATAATAGTAATAGTGTTTAATATATGTTTATTTATGTAGCTTTATGATCCTAAATAGTTCTTTTCTTTAAGAACTTTGGTAAATGTTTAGCAATAATTTATATTATTATCTTTTCTTAATCTTATTAATCTTAATGCTAACATAACATAAGCGAATGATATCAATGCTTTCATTAACAATATAAATAGTTTTATCTATTAGCTTTCTTATTACTCTATAACTAAGATCATTAGTAAACATATATATATTCTTTTATTCTTTCTATTAGGTTTCTATTTAATTGGTGTAGATTTGACATTATTTCTATTGTAATTCTTCCGCCTTTTGTCATTCTTTATTATTCCTTATTATGTCAATGTTTCATTTATTTTCGTATTTTGTCAATAAATCTACTTGACATTATTTATAATAATTGATCTACTAAGGACAATTAAGAAAGCGAGTTAATTATGAACTATTACAAAGAAGAAGAAATAAAACAACACTTCTACGATTATATAGAAGATCAAGACAAAGATTGGATTTTAGAAAATAAAGATGATCTACATCATCATTGTTTTAATACTGACTATTACATCATTGGAACTTATCAAGCTAAACAATGGCTTGGCGATCATGCCTTTGATGTAATTAATATTATTAAAGATTACGAGCAAGACAATTTCGGTCAAGTGTCAACCGATCTTTCTAACCCTGAAATGGTTGTCAATATGTATGCTTATATCGTAGGCGAAACTTTTGTTTATGATTATGTTAACCAATTAGAAAGCGAGGTTGCATAATGTTAAGAACTATAAATGCAGTCGAGTTTTATCTCGATTACTTTAATAATTATTTGACTGTTCAAGCTATTGCAGACGCTTATGGAATTAGTCAAGAATTAGCCAATAATCTTATAAATCTAGGTAGGCAATACAATTATAATTAGGTATTTATTAAAGGGCGTTTTTAATGCTCTTTAATCAATACACTAAGTATTGAAGAAAGCGAAATAATATGAACTTAACAATAGAACTAAAAACAGTCTATGGAAATAGATTAGTTTATCCAATCTGTAAAAAGGCAATAGCTTTGTGTCAGATTACAAATCAAAAAACATTTAGCCAGTTCGCTATAAATAAACTTAAAGAAGTTGGTTATACATTTACACAAAAAGAAGTGAGCCTATAATGTTTTTACAAGGATTAGACGGACTAGACATAATCTTATTGATAGTGTTCTTTTATGTATCTTACAAACTTTATAAGAGAGTTAAAAAAGAGAGTGAGGATAAAAGACAATGACTTACTTAATACAAGATATCACTTTTTATAAAGTTGATGAAAATGGAGATGAAATACTTAACCAAGACGGAACATTAAAAGTATATCGAATAAAAGACGGAATAAGAGTTAAGCCTCTTGAATATTTGTCAGAAGAATTTGAAGATGACATCATGCAAGAAAGCGAGGATAAAAAACAATGATTAAAACAGAAAAGAAAGAATTTGTCAGTAATGATAAATATCGTTTCAGTAATGGCAAAACTTCTTACGACTATGAAAGAGATAGAGTCATACGATTAAAGGAACGTAAAAGAGTCAATAAAATATTATCAGTTGATTATTTTAGTAATAATAAAGAGGTCAATAATTATGAGTAAAGAAATCATAAAAGAAATAATTGATGAGTTAGCGGTTGAACTAGATAAATTGTTAAAGAATATCAATAATGTTAATTCAACAAATATTTGGAAAACGCAACAATTATTAGGTGAATTAGAACACGAACAATGGAAATTAAGTAATGAAAGCGAGGAAAATAATAATGGAACATGAAATAATAGTTGAGAAACATTATAGTAATAAAACTTATAATGTAAGTTTAGTTGCATGGGAAAAAAACGGATCTGGTGTTAGTTTTCCTAAAGAATTTAATGTTTCTAAATCAAAAGCTAAAAAGGCAGCAGAAAAATTAGCTGATTTATATTACGCACCAATTAAATATAAATAAATATATAGTTAAAAGCTCTTTATAGGGCTTTTAAGTATGTGTTTAGCATACTAGAAAGCGAGTTAATCGTGCATATAGACAAATATACAATAATAATAAACGATACTGAATATGATAGAAAAAAGGATAAGCATATACCACGCCAACAAAAGATTGAAGTGGATCAATGCCTTATGTTTAAAAATCTAGGTAGGATTCTTGATGAGTTCCAAGATTCTCATAGATTGTATGGTGATATAGAAGTTACTGTTAGTTTTACAGAAACAGAAAATAACTAATATGATTAAATGTTTTTAGGCAATCTGATAATCTTGGGTTGCCTTAATGTATTGTATATTCAGTTCCGTAATATTCTTGATCTACTTCTTTAAATTCATCATGATCTGATTTGTAGTTTTCTACAAACTTCATACATTCATCTTTATTATCAAAGCCTTGAAATACAATTATTACATTGTTGTTATCTTCTTGGTCATTATGGATAAAAAGACTGCATTTAATATCTTTATCAAGTAATATGTCGCTCAATGGCTTTTTTAACGATTTCGTAGGCTTCGCTTTGACTGATTTTTTTTCTTGTTTTATTGATTTTTTCATAAATTTTTACTACGATATCTGCTTCAATATTAATAAGCATACAAATATATTTAAAACTTTTACTATTTATCCATGCTTTAGCTTCCGCACAAAGCACATGATCTGAGATATCGAAATTGGGGCTAGTTCTAAATGTTGCGTCTAATATGTTTCTAGATAAAACTGACACCCATAAATTTATATAGGCGTTCATAATAAGATTTAGGCGTAAAATACCACCTTAGAAAATACATATCATTTACGATCCAATATCTAAATAGAACAGTAAGGGAACAATGCCCTCAGAAAGCGAGTAATGAGGGCTAACCAATTTTAAAGAAATCTCTTAAACAATCAAGGCTTTCCTTTAAATTATCCATGCCTTTACGCCTTCCTACAGGTTGGTCATTAACAATAAGGTTATAGGTTGGTGATTGCAAATTAAGGGGAATTGATTGCATAGCTTTTGTAAATTGATCATGAGCGTCAAAGCCATTAATGTTTAATATCTCTAATGAATTACCCATTGGAATACCCTCTAAGCGATCCCAATTAAATGTTTGGCTAGATTGTAATCCCGAATAGACTGCAAGAGCTTCTAGTTTTTCTCCCGCAACAAAACGCATAGCATTTATTTTACTATCTTGTGGGCATAGAAGGTTTTTATGATAGTAATTTTGTAAGTTAGAATTTATTTCCCCGTAAATATGTTTCAAACCTTGCTTTAAAATTTTAAAATCGGGTAATCTGTATAGTTGTCCGTCAATAGGAATGATCTCTTGACCGCCTCGATCCATTTCCTCTAATTGAATAGGACTAGGCTTCTGTTTTTTCTGTTTCTTTTTCTTTTTTGCCATTCAAATCTTTTTGTTTAATCATATTGCCTTGCTTGTCATAACACCAATCGACAATACCCCATGCTTCTTTTGAAGTAAAATAAAGTAAATTGTCTTTTTCCTCTAAAAAGTTAAAATCAATATTGTGAGCCTTTTTAAAGTTATCAATGCTAAATACTTCTTCATCTTCCCACCTTTGTTGGTTTAACCATGTTGCAAAGTGGGGAACATAAATATCATCACTTGTTTGTTGGCAAAGATTGTTAAATTTATTCACTAAAAGGTCATTTTTGACACTATCTTTAATCTTAACCCATTTATGAAAAGCTAGTTTTTTTGATCCTCTTTTAACTTTTAATTTTGACCATATATTATTATTAAATATATCTTCATAATCATCTTCATCTACATCTTCATCTACGTTGTAAGACTTTTGTTCTGACAAATCATTAACAAATTTTTTACTTTTTCTAGCAGTTGATCTCTTATTAGATAACTCTAACCCCTTTACAAACTCTAATCTCTGTCTTTTATTGTGGTATCTATCATTCTCAACAAAAAATTTTTTCTCTAATACAAGAATGACATCTGATCTTAGTTTTTCAGCTTCTTCAGGATCAAAAGTAATCGGTAATATGAGTCTGCAAAGTTCATCAATATCCATTGGTAAACCTTTACCCGCATTACTCTGTGAAAAGCATAAGAGGTCTATGTAAATGCCTCTTTGTTGCATAGTAAGGGATCTAGTGCCTGAAATATAGTCATTAGTCCAAAAATACATAGCTGGTAATTTATCAATCATGTTTAATTACCTTTACAGAATTTCTCATGGCTGGAATAAAATCTACAAAACCATTTTCTTTAAGTCTATATAAATATTTGTGAATGGAATTAGTTGTCTTTACGCCTATATGTTTTGCTATATCTCTATAGCTAGGACTACGCATATTCTTTAATTGGAACTTCAGTATAAAGGTCATTATCCTCTGCTCTTTTTCTGTCGGCAAATAATTTGTTCCAATATTCAACCTGTTGCAAGTTGGGCATTTCTCTTGGCTTAGATCCATATTCAATTAGTGTTCCCTCCCATATAATATTTTCCATATTCCAAAACTCAAACTGATTTTCTT